CTAGTAGTGGGTGTAAATCTTCTGGTTTGTTGTAAGTAGACGAAGCCAATAAAAGAAAACGCTTGCGCCAACCATCCAACGTACCATCGCGTCCTGTGGCATGAAACACATTCTCCAAGCCCGGCATAGGTATCTTGCGAATCGAACCGTCAGCACCGTAAATTAAGTTATGGTGAACAAACGTATTGTCTTTCTGCCAGCCGTAGTTAGATGGCACACCCATAGCACCACGACCCGAACTGTAGTTCTCAACGCAACCACGCACGTACATCCACAACTGCGCGTCGTTACCTGAACCGAAAGCTGCGATGATGTTCTGTGCTGCAAGGGCTTTGGCTAATTCATCTTTGCCGATAACAACTTTCTGCGGAAACAAAATATCCACCGCACCTTCAGGACGCAGCGCCACCATGTGAACGGTGTGGTCGCCATCAATCGGCTTTAGTATGTCCATAACAAACAGGTCGTACGGCAAGATCATCCGTTGCGTTGTAACTTTATTACCCTCTTCATCTGTCGCTGTTTCCTCACGATAGATACCGCCCGTCTTACCATACGAGAAACCACGCGGCGCTGTCGGTCTAACATACGTAACCTGCGTTGCTTCTTCATGGGGAGTAGTAGGCTGCTTAACAACCTGTATAACTTTCTCCTCGACCTCAACCTGCACCTCCCTGCCCAACGCTAGTGGGTTAGTTATCTTGCCAAAGTGTTTGCAGCCTGTGCAGATGCCGGGGTTTTCGCTATCAAATTTAGTGCATGGATACGGACCCTTGATCTCGCGCAGCTTCTGCGCCATGCGCTCTTTAGTGTATGGATGACGTTCAGTAAGAAAGTTTGATGCTTTAACACCGTCTTCGCATTTCGTTGCGATTGATAGCCAGCCGCGCCATAGCGGCTCCATGCCATCTTCAGCGGCGTTTTGTAAGTAGTGTACGAGTTGGCCGCAGCCTTCCCCTTTCGTTGATTTACTAAGTATGGTTTTAAAAAATGTCGCTGAGTTCTCAAACAGCTTGAGTGTGGTTGCTGTTGCTGGCAGCGTGGGCTTCTTGCCGGGTATCGCTTCAAAGTCTTTTACTGGAGGTATGTCTATGAGATTCTCACGGACGAGCTTAGCAAAATCATCAAATAAAAATACCTCTGGCGATGGCTCCTGCCACACAACTACTGGCAGCGTGATGCCATACTTTCTGACTCGCTTCCAGTTAGTAGTGCCGGGCACACGCAACACACGCGCAGCATCAGCAGGTACAGAGAAATCAATACGCAGCCCTTCTTGTTTGCACAGGCGCTTAAAGTTTTCAGCCGCAGGTTTCCACGTAGCTATATCGACGTTAGCAGTCAGTGGCCAGTACACATGGTAGCCCCCGCCTGAGTCAACAACGAGAGGCAAGCCGAGCTTATCTAATCCTGTCTTACTAAGAAAAGCATTGAACGCAGCTAAGCCTGTCTCCTTGTCTGCGTAGGTTTTGGGTCCATCTTCTGCGCAATCAATGTCAAGAAAAAACGAACGCATGACTTTAGCGTTCTCTGCTGTACGATCGCCAGAGTGTTTGTATGCCGCTAAAGCAAAGTACGCATCCTTCTCATCGCGGTCAAACTGTGCAGCATTAGCCGCAAGCTCTTCCAACGAACTGCCAAAGATGTGTTCTTTCTTGCGAGAGTCGAACTCTGCAATGCAGTAATAATTTTCAGCGAACGGTAGTACCGCCGCTAGAAAATCTAACGGTTCCATTAGCGCCCCCATGAATTAGCGCCAGTCTTGTTTTAGCGAAGGGTTTAGTAAATCTTCAAGTCGTTTGATAATTTCTTCTTGCCACTCAACAGGTAGCTTGCCCTCGGCAAGCATCATGTCTGCATAGCGGACAAGTTCTTTATCGCTTAAGTTGGAAGGGTGAACGCTGAACATATTCTTCTCCGTGCTTCCTCCAACGTGGCGGAAGTTTGCATTATTTTTAAAAGCGATGAGACAGCAGCGCGGTAGGGTTGTAGTACTTCTCCACCTGAAAACCAGTTGTAAACGGTCTGTCGCGTTGCGCCTGTCGCACTTGATATCAAAGTCACAGGAATATCTAAATGAACAGCATAGCGCCCAAGCTGGTTGCCCAGCGTTTTGGGTGCTTTCATTATCCTGTCAGTAACGGTAGGTGAATAGGGCATTAGTAATCTTCGTTTGGTATGACACGATATTTAAACAAACCTCGTTTGACGTATTGGCGTTCTACTGTGTGTCCCCCGAACTTGCGCTTGCGAAAGTCACGCAGTCGCGCACTTACACTTGCTTCAGGACAGTAAACTTTTTCTGAGATTTGTTGCAAGGTTCTCCAACGTCCATCACGCATCAACTTCCATACGTTATAAAGTTGTGTGGTCAGCCGATCTTTGTCTCGCGTGGGGTCGTATGTTTTTCCATCAAAAGGCATGAACGATCTCCTGTAAAAGTGCGGGGTCACCAACTCAAGGTGAACTCAACGAAAGGGTAAGCTGGCCCCCGCTGCCGGTGTTATTCGCGCCACCGCCGGCTGGGCTTTACTAATTAGTCGTCTGTATCGTCCCAAGCATCAACGAGCTTGTTCAGATCAGAGCCGCCTTTGGGTACGTTCTTTCCAACGACAGCTTCCTTGCGTACTTCTGGCTCGTCACCGTCATCTTCCTCAACTTTTGGCTTGGCCTTCTTTACCGCCTTGGGAGCTGTACCTGCAACTTCGGTTTGCGATACAACCTTGGTGTCAGTCTGAGATACCGTCATCGTGATGGCGTTTGTTGCCTCACGCGTCTGGCCTTTCTCTACAGCTACGGCGTATTCATCATCAGACAACCACCGCTTAGCTTCGAAGAACAACTTAGGCACAGGAGCTTTGGTGTCAAAGCGCAGACGTGTAACAACTGCATCAGGACCTGCGCCCATCGCAGTCATATAACGAGCGTACGCTTGCAGCGGACGGTTCTTGCCTTCTTCCTTACCGAAGATAGATTGAGCAGGCAACGCCAACTGCATAACGTCACCATGCAAATCATTCTCCAGCACCACAGCAAGACGCTGGCTGTAACGGCATGCGCGGCTAGTGCCATCACCTGAACCCGCAATGTTCTGTGGGCAAGATGCGCAGGTTGTGCTTTGCGGGTTCTCCGCTTTAGTGTCAGGGCGTTCACCATCGGACGACCAGCAGGTCGGGGCAGACGTATTACCTTCTTCGTACTTGCCCATGTAGAACGTGCGCGACACCTTGGGTGCAGCGTTAACAATAACTACATCCAGATAGCGCTCATCAATGGCAGCTACTTCTTCGCCGTTGGAGATCAGACGGAATACACCGCCTTTGATTGAGATACGCTTGCCACCACCAACGCTGCCGCCAGTTAAGGCTTTAGCGACTGCGGATAGCTCACCGCGTTTAACAAAGGAAGGAACAGACGAGGGGTTAAATTCGACAATATTTGACATAGGTTTACTCATTTAGTTGGTTTACGAACACTGATCTGATACACCGTATCAGAGTTAAGCCCCGGCGGAACTAACGTCGGGTTTTCTTCAAGGAACTGCGCCATGTTGCGTTGAGCAATGCGCCTTTCCAGAAGGTCAACGGCGTCGTGCTGGATAATAAAATCCTTGAACGACCCCCAATCTTGTGTGGTATAGCGGGTTTTAGTGCCTAGCATGACTGTGCCAGCATCGGTCTTCATCGACTTCGTGCCGAGCGCCATCATCTGTGTCTTCATAGCGTTCTCGATCTCATCTTCCTGCTTGTCGAGTTCTGCCAGTTCTGCTTCGTACTGTGTGGTCAGCTCTGCCTTGGCGGTCCTGATGCGCAGGTAAACCTTAGCTAGCTTGTCCATAGGGACGATTTCTGTATTCATTGTTTACTCCATGTGGTTGGGTACATCTGTCAAACATTTTACAACTGGCTTTTTTAAGATGCAAGCTCTTCTTCGTACAACTTCACCAGCACCGCATGGTCATCCACGCGGCTTGCCAATTTTTTAAACATTTTCTTTTCTAACTCACTGCCCTCAATGTGAACGACAGTCACCTTGTTTGAGGTCTGCCCCACGCGGTCAGTCCGCGCACAGCATTGCAAGTACGTCTCCACGCTCATGACAGGACCCCAAAACACCACCGTGTCAGCGGCAGTCAGGGTAACTCCGTGCGATGCCGACTGTGGCTGGATGACCAGCACACGCGGCAGATCGGTGGTTTGAAACTGCTTGAAGATCGCTGTGCGCTTGGCTGGAGTTACGTCGCCGTGTATCTGTGCGCAGTCGATGTTGTTCTTTTGCAAAAACTCTGTGATGGTGTCAATGCTGTGACGGTAGGGCGCAAACACCAGCACCTTACGGTTTGTCTCCTCTAACACCTCCATCAACACGTTTAAGCGTGGGCTGCAATCAAAGGTAATAACTTCTTGGTTGTCGGTGTAGGCGGCTCCCGCGCTGATCTGTAGCAGCTTGTTGACCCCTGCTGCGGCGTTGACTGCGGTAATGGTTTCGCCAGCAGCCTGCATCACCATGCGGTCCTTTAACAGCTTGTAGTACTTGGATTGTTGTGCGGTCAGCGGGACTTCACGCGTAACGGTAATCACCGGCGGCAGATCAAGGCATTGCTCTTTTGTAAATCTAATTGCTGGTTGCAGGGCATCATGCACGTCGCCCCCTGACGTGGGCTTAGGCATCCATTTAAAGCGAGACGCTTGGTACATCACCTTGTCGCGCCAGCCTGTATAGAATTTAGGCACACCATCAGGGTTAACTAGCTTGGCCAGACCATAGGCATCCAACGGCGACTGCGCCGCAGGCGTTCCTGTCATCATCCATAGATGTGTGTTGGGCTTGAGTATTTTAAGTAGGGATTTAAACCGCTTAGTTCCTACGTTTTTATACGCGTTGGCTTCATCCACAATAACCAGATCGAATGTGCCATCTTTGACTACTTCATCAGCAATCAGATTCAAACCGTCGTAATTAGTTATCACGAAGTCATAACCGCCTCTGACCATCTCCAACCTACGTGCTGCCTGAGAGTGATGGGCTACGATGCAACTGCGATGAATGATGCTGTTGTTTAAATCCTGCATCCACGCCGAGGTCATGATCGACAGAGGACACAACACCAAGCAGCGACGCACTTCGCCTAGCTTCATCAGATAGTCAGCCGCCCATAGCGCTGACAAAGTTTTACCTGTGCCGGGTTCGGAGAAGACAAAGCTGCGCCTATGCAACGTCAAGAAAGACGCTGTTTCACGCTGATGCGAAAAAGGTTTGAAGCGCCCCGGCCAATCGTATTTACCCTCAATAGGTGAGCTAACTTTCTTTACGCCTAGATTGCGTAGCACTCGCGCTTCGTCCAAACCATAATGTACTGCTACTTCGTAAATGCCGTTATCGTGACTAACTACTTTATGTTTTGGAATGATTGAATATTTTTCTGGATTACGTGTTCTTAAAAGATATAACTTGTTGTCAATGACTTGCATTATTTATTGTCTCCTTCATTAACGCTCTTGCTGCGCAACCGTAGATTGCCTTTGGTTGACTTGCCGCCCTTGCGTAGTGGTTTGATGTGGTCGATGTCTTTCCCGCTTCTATCTATTCCCAGCTTGTCGTACATCCGACGCGCTCTTTGGCGCTCATGCTGGTCACTGCCGGGACCGGATTTGCCGGTCTGTAAATCTCTTTTGTATTCCTTCTTGTAGTTTCTGGTTGCCATGCTGGCCTCCTAGTGTTGAGGATGATGCTCACATGTAGTTACCGGACACCAACCGCATAGTGGCGTTTGGTTTGGGTTCCATACTCCGATACTGTGGCTAGCTGCCAGACGAGCGACACGCTCACGGTAGCGCCACCACAACTGCTCTTGTTCTTCAGCGTTGACTTCGTGCGTTACCATCGACTTCTTCACCACGAACAACAACGCTGACTTCACACGTTTGATATGCGGGAAATGTTTGAACACCATCAGCGACATCAGGATTAACTGATCGCGGTCAGGGTATCTATCGTTTCCTGTTTTGTAGTCCACCACTCGCGCTGTAAAGTTATCGTCGTTAACGATAATCAAGTCAGCGATACCACGCACCCACACGTTCTCGCTATCGAAAGCGCAAGGGTTTAAATCTTCTGTTAGCCCCATCTCATACTCAACAAACTTCCTGCCTGTCTTTGCTTTCAATGAGTCTAGCGTAGGCTGAACAAACGCAAACTGTTCTGGCAGAGGTGTGTCGTCTTTGATGTAGTCTTCTGCTGCTTTGTGTAACTGCTTGCCATAGCGCGTTTGTTCTGTATCTTGGAACGGATAGTTCTTCAACACTTTTACTTCATGGTATCGACGAGCGCAGCCTTCAAAATCTTTCAAGCCACTATGCGACCATTTGATTTTTACTGGAATCATATCCGCCTCTGGCACATAAACGCCTGTTGTTCTACGCGGAACGCACCTGCATACTTGCAGTCACCAACCACGCGGCTTTCAGTCTGCACTTGCCCCATATACAGGCCAATAAAAAACATAATAAAAGCAGCAAGGGACTTAGCCCACACTTCGTTTATCCACGTAAGTACTTTACGGTAGTCAATAGATTCAACAATCACTTAGCATCTCCATAGCGTTTAGCAACATCAATATCTGCGTTGAGTGGAATCCCCAACATATAGTCAGGGGTAGTAATCATCTGTTCAAGCACCCACGGCATAGCGTCTGAAACGTGAGTTTCAGGTACGAGAACAGCAACTTCATCATGTACAGTTAACACGCATGGGTAACGCTCTTGTATACGCAGCATGCCATCAGTCATGATGCAACGAGCCACTGCCTGAACAATGTTTTCAGTCAGCTTCCCACCGTATAACTTCTTTTCATCTTCACCGTACGACCACTGCACGCGGCCTTTGTCGTCGGCTTTACCTTTTAATTCAGGATAGCGCAAAGACAGACCGCTTGGCAAGACGATTTCACCTTGCTTAAATGTCACGCATTTGTGCGTGTACTTCACACCATCCTTTAAGCTACGCGGAATAAGCTCCTGACACATAGCCCAAAAATCAACGACAGGCTGCGCTGCTGCGCGGTACTTATCAATGATCTCTTTTGCAACTAAGCAATGTACTAACAACTCTTGCTCGGTGCATGTGTGCGGGATAGCGCGCATCTTCTCAAGGTTTGCAGGCCAATCAACAAAGTTGCGTACCTTCTCCGATGTCACACCAAGCTGTCGTGCATCTTCTCTTGTGTAGCGTAATGGCGGCGCACCGAGGAAGCCTGTTAGTAGCTGTGCTGCAAACGATGCCCAACCTAAGTTATATCCTGCACCAAGCAACGCTGACTTAGCCGACTGCCGTTCCACAGGATGTGTCTCTTTAGTCATACCGGGTATGTTAAACATCTGCGCACCGAACGTAGCATACGCATCACCACCTGCACGGAACACATCAAGCAGCGCATCATAGCCAGCTAGCCAACCCAATACACGCGGCTCGATCTGCGAGAGGTCAGAGACAATCAACATGTAACCATCTGGTGCAAGGATAGACTTACGCAAGAACGACCCACGCTTCATGTTCTGCATGTTGATACCGCTGCCTCTGCTAGCAGACCAGCGCCCTGTGTGTGCGCCGTAGTAATTCAATGGAACTGGGAGTTTTCCTCGCTGCGAGATGTCATAAAATCGCTGCGCTCTCGTACGCTCCAATGTTGATTTAACTCGCAGTCGTGCTTGGCATAGGAGTGCAACGTCTTTTCGTTCTCCATTAAGTAGCGCTTGGAAATGCGCATCATTTTTCGCAAGTGCCAGCGTCTTTTTGCCTGTAGTCTTGCTGATCTTAGTCGGTACTTCACATCCCAAACTTTCCAGTAAAGCTGCGAACTTCGGGTTGCTAGCCAACGCTGCATCATCAATCTCAAGACGCGCCAGTAATTCTTCACGTTCCTCTTTCTCTTCTAAGATAGCGTCGCTGAGCATGTTAGGGTCAAGCTCAAGGACAGGGTGGGTAAACATTTTCAACGTCATGTCAATCAACATCAGCTCTTTCGCTGGATAGCCCTTGACCAAACGCTTGAATACTTCGATACACAGAAAGACATCATGCGCACAGTACGCCGCGAGTTCAGCTTCGACTTCTTCAGAAATCTCGGATAGCCCGTCTGTGGAATGTACGGCTCGACCCTTCTCTGGTAGCCCGAAGTCGGCTGCGAGTTTTGCAAGACTATTGCCAACTTCCACACCTCGTAAAGCACGGGCCATGCTGAGAGAATCAAAAATAAAGCAAGGACTAGCACCGTAAATCCAGTCCAAGATAGACACATCAAACTGAGCGTTATGAGCAAGTACGGCAGTACTACGCCAATCAATTTGAGCGATGTAATCAGGTAAGTTTTCATGTGTCACCCATTCAGTAGTGTCTTCATCAAGATAGCGGAAGCACGCGCCAAACGCTTTGAAGCGTGGGTCACGTATGTACTCCTCAGTTGTTAGCTTCGATAGCGTGTAGTCCTTGCTAGACCAGCGCGTCTCAAAGTCAACAACGAGAATACGTTTGTAAGGCTTACGCATTTTTTTCTTTCAGCTTGGCTTCTACCATTTCGGCTACACTGTACCCATCTGTCTCTGGTGTATCGCACCACGGGTCAGTGTTGACTTTCACGATGTACATAACTTCTTTTTGCGTCAGCCCCTGCCATTCGCGCTGTTCGTAATGAAAACATGGCGCATCAGCACGATGAACAACGCCTAATTCAGAACTATCGCCGCAACAACATTTGCG